GGGGGGGACTAAACCCTTCTGAGCTTTCTGTCCTACCATCAACAATTTCTACTAACTCAGGAACAACCTTTTTTACGTCTTGAGCAACAAACCCAATTTCTGTTTTTCCAGTTGAATTTCTTGTGTATTTAATGCCTTGCATTTTACATACAGTATCTAACGAACCCTTTAGGGGTTCAATATTACTTTTTAATCTTATGTCTGAATAAGCAGTAATATTGCCTGTTGCAGTGCAATTTCCTGAGTTGTCTACTTTAAAAGACCAGTTACGAGAAGAATTTAAAAAACCTATATAATTAGATGTGTCTGCGTAAACATAACCACGAGCAGTCTCGTTTCCTACAGTCAACGCTATACCACAAGAACCAGACCCTGCTCTCAAGTAAAAATCATCTGCATCTTTAACGTATAAGTGCCAACCAGTTGCTGACCAATAAAGACCGCTAGCGCCTGCCGACCGTATCCATTGATCGTAGTAAAAATCATCAGCATAAAAGTCATTGTTGTAAGAGCCGTTTAAAGGGGCACCAGTGAAATTGTTAGCTCCATTTGCTACGTTGATAAATGATCTAATAGCGGCGGCACTACCGTGTCTAATATAGCCATCATTAGCTGTTTCAACACAGACTTGAGTTACGCCGCTAGTAACCGTATTAGGTGTCGTGTTAAAGTAGTTGGCAAATACGTATCCTGAAGAGTTTCTCTGAACAACTGTACTGCCCCCAGCGGAAGAGGATACTGTGTAAGGGAAGCTGTAGTTGTTAGCACTTGTAGCTATACCATCCAGCTTCGTACCATCTGCGGCTACATCTCGCCCATCTACAGTGCCGCCAACGATTAAGTTGTTTGATACTCGGACATGGCTGTCATTCTCACCTATGCTAAAGAGTTTGGTACTCATACCATTATTACTGTAATAGCGCAGTCCACCATATTGGGTTTCCGCATACATACGAATACCAGTATGCCATCTAAGGTCTAACTTAGTGTAGTTTCCACCAATATTATTCACTAACGTGCCAATAGAGTAGTTTACTCTGTCATTGCCACCGCCAAGATAAATGGTTGATGACGAATTTGAGTTGTAAGCGTTATTAGCAAAAGTGCCGCCAACAAGTAGCTCATCCCCAGCGGTGAAATTTACATTTCCTGTTATACTGCCCCCAGCTAAAGGTAACTTAGTGTTATCAACTGCACTGGTAATAAACCCTGCACCATTTGTAAGTTGGTTTGTATTATTTATGAAGTTCGCACCCGCAGTTATACCATCCAGCTTACTCTTCAGCGTTGTAGTAAAGTTTTGTTGAGTTAAACCTCCAGCACCCACTGAGTAAACTGTATTGGTGTCTGTGGCTGAGATTGTGCCATCAGAAGCAATCGCTACATTTGTCCCAGCTGTTAAAGCCGCAACTACGTTCGCAGTATCAGTTACGTTTGCTGACGTTTCTATACCATCCAGCTTACTCTTATCGGCAGCGATCATTACACCAGCGGCAGAAGTTGTAGCAGCAGCAACAGTCGCGTTGTTACCCGTACTACTGGTAATAACGATGTTGGTCGAAGCAGTGGTACTTGCTAAGTTTGTGGCTCCTGATGCGCTTACCACCCCAGAGCCATCTATTGAGAGGCCGGAGCCGATCTTTACGCCACCGAGCGTATTTGCAGCGGCTGTAGGCAGCGTAAACGCGGCGGAACCCGCAATGGTTCCATCGTTCCCTATTGTTATGTTAGAGCCTGCGGTTAGCGCGGCCACCACATTTGCGGTGTCTGTTACATTAGCGCTAGCCTCTACAGAATTTAACTTAGTATGATCTGCGTCAGTAAAGACGTTGCTGTTAGTCGCGGCCTCAACCGCAGCCCTAACTTCTGCGTTTGTCTCTATCTTATCACTGTTGAGGTTGGTGAAGTTGGCGTCAACTTCGGTGTTTGTGAGGGGCGACCCCTTGCCCGATCTCGTTACAATAGTAGCCATAAGTCGCCCCTTTTATTAGATTAAGATGCAGCCAGAGTAATTGTCCAAGTGATGGACAAAGTGTCGTCCGCTCCCTTGTTGACAACACTAAAAACTGTGCGGCAAAGCATGTCGCCCGATGAGGCCGCGTTAAAGATACCCGCTTCAGTAACGGCTCCCGTAGCGTCGCCTGCTTCAAAACCGCAAACGTAAACGATCTGGTGATTAGCAGCCCCTGCGATGGTTGAGCTATCTAGCGCTTCGCGCGATCCTAACAGCGTTACAAGGTCAGTTTGAGCAGCGGCTGCGGTAGTTGTCCCAGAACCAAGCGCCATGTGGCTCATAACGCCTTTGGTGGCGCCGTGCATACGCGACACGATGTACGCAAGCCCTGAGTTGACTACCAAGTTTTTTACAACTCTAGTTTCTTTTACATTTCCGGCCTTGTCCCGAAGAACAATATTTAGCTGACCGGAGAGCTTTAAGTTTTCTTGGATCATAACGATCTCCTTTAAGTAAGTGCTCGGGAAATGCCGACGTAATCCCCATCAAAGTAAGTGAAATCAGAAAAATCCTGACTTCGTAAAAGCCCCGCGTCGGTGGCAGCGGCAGTGTCGGTTAAAAACGCGCCTTTGTTTAATACTCTGACAAAAGAGTCCGAAACTCCCACAGCGTCAGTCGAGTTTTTAAAGAACTGAATTTCTTGGTCGTCTTCGACGCTAGACAGCCCGTCAACATCGTCAGTAGCAAACACGTTACTGGTTATAAACTTACCCGTCGCCGTCGTCTCACTGTCCGTAACCGCTGCGGCGTCGGTTCTCGCTGTTGAAAACGCAGACGCTAGAGCGTCAGTCGCAGAGGACGTGTCAGATAAAGCCCGATTTAGGGCAAGCACCTTAACAAAGCTCTCTGTCGCCCCTGCGGAGTCAGAATGTGAAAGAGTGGCAGCTTTTGCCAAGGTCTCTAACACGGTAGGCAAATCTTGCGCAGTTTTCCCCAACGCTTTTACGGGAACGTCCGAAGTCGCTACGGTATCAATGGGGGAAACATAAGAAAGGGATGGGGTGTTAAGTTGATTGCCCATATTGTTGTGGTTAGTACAATAATAGTGCAGCGTCGGTATATTACTGCCTGCGGTTATTTGGGTGTAAGCCCCAGAGTTACCCGGTGTCCCACTTGTCGTAACACCATCTGTGTATTCGCTTCCGTAGTAACCGCCGACGTAGCTATGTGTACCCCCAGAAGTTGTTGAGAACCTTAACGGGTGATTACTATTTGAAGAATGTGACTGATCGAACTTATACGTCGCGCCTTCTTCCAAACTTATTACTAAGGCAGGCCCACCACCATCAAGGTAGTACCTGTTTCCAGCAGCTACAGCTTGAACTGTTACAGCGAGAGATACAGTTCCCGCAGCTGGGGTGTAAGAAGTACCCCCCATGTTTGAATGGTTCACGCAGTAATAATAAAGGGCTGGTGCGCCGGTAGCTACAGTTATTTCTACATACGCCCCAGTGTTTCCCGCAGTTCCTACAGTGACTACGCCTGTTGTGTACGCGCTCCCGCTAGCGTGAGTTCCATTTGCTGTTGTTGAGAACCGCAGCGGATGGCCTGAGTTAGAAGAATGGGACTGATCGAACCGATAAGTCTGCCCCTCTTGCAAATAAAGTTGTTGTTGTAGGACGGCATCAACATAATATCTGTTGCCAGCACCAGTGCTTTGGACAGTTACTGCGTACACAACATAAGACGCTGCTGTTTCGGGTAATACCTTAAACAACGAGACAATTTGGGCGTCGGTAACTACACCATTTTCGGCAAGCACTCTAAAGAACGCTAGGGCGGCGTCTTCCGCTACTCCCGGTACATCTGTTAGTGTTTTAAAGAAGGCTAAGACCGGCACGTCTACCGCACTCGTTCCGTTAAATTTTTGCAGAATAATCATAAACTGGCCAGTGACTGCCGTAAACGACATAGCCGCTAACTTTGCGTAAACCGCAGTCATGCCTAGTTCTTTGTACGCGGCTTTAAGCGCACTGATAAAGACTGCGGATTTAAGGATCATGCAAAGTCTTCCCGTATTCTAAACCGGAGAGTTTCGTACAATGTTTCTCTTAGCCCAGAGGCTTTGACGATTTCTACTTCGCCTTCGTATACCCCTGCGTCTTGGTTAAGATCGCCAGCGACCCACTGCAAAATAGCAATTCCTTGGCTAGCAGTTCCCGCGTTGACGACCAGAGTACGGGAGAATAACACGCTTGCGTCTCCAGCGGCTCGGAAATGCAGGGTAACACTAGCTCCAGTTAAATTAGTGGCTGTGCCAGTATCGTCGTCGGTCAACGTAAGCCTAATTTGCGGCCCTGTGTCGCCTTGGACGTAGTTAAAGGATGTAGCCATCAGTATGCCCTCCTACGGCGTCCAGCGAAGTCCTGACTTTGAACCCGCGTCGCTACCCGGCGGTACTCTCGAGACTTGGCCTCGTCAGCTTCTTTGGAAAATTTCATGCGGTAGTACATAGACAACTCGGGGTTCGTCCATTCTTTGCCGGGCACAGACGTCAGCTGCCCTAGAGCGCCGTACGAAATGCACCTGCCGTGAGACTCAAAAATCCAGTCTTCTACTCCTTTAGCAGTGAGTTTTGTTTTCAGAACTCCCCACCCGGTGTACGAATATTTCTTATCTGGCTTGGGATAAAACCGGATAGAGGTGTCTTGGAAAATGATGTACGAGGTGGGGCATCCAGCGCCTGCAAACCGCGTGGAGTCCAAATGCTTATCTGTGACACGACTCACAGGTCGCCCATCTACAACAAGCTCATAGATATTCTCTAGGACAGCTTCGCTAGACGGAAGAAACACAGGGTAGTCCGCGACATTCTTTACCGCAAAGTCTTTCTCTATCTCAAACCGCCAGATTTCGCTGCGCTCTAAAAACTTCGCAGCCGACTCTTGGAGGTGGGACTCCATAACAATCTCAGGACAACCCGGAAGATAGGGCTGTATGTAAGGGTAGAACGCACTCCAGAGGGTTGTAGCCATCTACGTCACCTAACTTCCCGACGACGGCGCAGCAGCCGCATCTACTTGTGTTTTCACGCCAATAGCAGCGTTAAAGGTTTGAAACGCCGAAGCCGCTCTTTGCTCGTTGGCTGAATACTCAGCGTCTTTTGAGTACGCTCGATACAAAATCCAATCGGTAATAGGGCTAAGATAAGTATCATCGAGTTTGATGATTTCTGTGCTTCCGGTTGTTGGGTGCAGCTGTGCTTGGCTTAGCGTGTGCACACCGGGGGCGTCCGTGTAGATCACTTCCAGCTGGGCTGTTGCCAGCGCGGGAGGGTACACGTAAAATTCTTTGGGGTTACGCGGGTCATGCGTATAATGCTGAATGTTGTTTGTGGCAGTTTCGGTGTGCCAAGCTGGGCGTTGGTCATCTAAGACACTTCGCGCCACAACGCGAACTACTTTTTTGTCCGAGGCGGCTAGAACATTTCGAGTTATATCTAAAAGTCCCAAGGCGGATGGGAAACCACCAGACGATGCTTTAAGTGACTGCTTAGTTCCCGCAGTACAAGTAAACGTAGCGCATTTTGCGTTAGCGTCGGGGCGCAGCAGAACAATACTTAGGTACGCCTCGTTTAACCATTTCTGGAGTTCAAGGCGAGGCCAACGAACGTCGGCATCCTGTAAGATTGCCTCTACCCGCGATATAATTTCTATAACCTTAATGGTCGCCATTACGCTTATCCCTTAGAAAATGAAGGGGGGATCACCTCCCCCCCTCGTTAACTTTACGCAGTACCGATAAGAGCAGTTACCATTGCTTCGTTCTTTACAACTTTGCGACCATAGACCGCTAAGCCCCTGACGATGTCTCCAAAGTCTGTTTGGTTGCGAAGAGGCTCTGTCTTAGAGATTTGTGAAGCAAACGCACAAGACGCTTTCGTTCCAGCTACCATCATCCGACGCGCTTTTGCGTTAGATACAGTACCACCACCAGCGACAGCTGACAGACCCGGAACTAGGGCTTTGGCGGCTGCGCCTTTTGGCAACAAGTTTGAAACGTAAACATTAAAGCGGTCAATCATGCCGATTTTGCCGGTACGAATTGTGCTTGACTGGTCACCAGTAAAGTAGGCTTGCGCCAAACTTGTTTGCATAAGCAGCTGACGGTCGAACGGTGACATAACTAACCAACGGCCATCTTCTGGTACGTTCTGCTCGTCAAGAACAGAGGACATATGCAAGATAGCAGTAAGTACGTTAGCTGGTGTCGTTTGCACGATTGGAGCAACGTCAGTACCTAGGTTGTAACCACTAGACAAAGCACCAGCAGTGGCACCTTTGTTAGCAGACGCAGCGCCTTCAGTTACGAACTGGTTAAAGAACACTTCATTTTCAATAGAGATTTTAAGCTGTTTTGCAGCGTCCTCTGTGAAAGTATTCATCAAGTCCATGTCAGCTTGGTGAGCAAGCACATCGTTGACCTGTACGCTGAAGTATTTACCTTTGCTGATCTGCATCGCCTGCGTGATCGGCACTGGTACTTCATTGGTTAGGGTAGTACCCGCACCAGCGTAGTCGTTGATTGTGATTGATGGGGCGGTACGGATATTAATGGTATCGCCTTGATTTTTGATCTCGCCTTCCCACGATGTGTTGCAGATTTCTGTCAACATCGTGTTGGCATAGAACTTAGCATTTAGCTTGTTCGACCAGAGTTGTGGAATAAACGCACCGGAATACGATGGGTTTGTGTCAAATGCGCCGGAACCGACGACGGGGAATACAGCAGCCATGTTGGCCTCCTTAGAGTTAATTAATACATAACTGCTGTGAACATGTTAACAGGTTAGAGTTTAACCCGGCCTTCCATATACGCAGCAGTCAATTCAGCTTCAAGTTTCTCAGCCGCCTCGTACTTTCCTGTCGTATTTAGAGAACGAACCTTGTTCCAAGCGTTATCCACCTGTGTGGGGGAATATACTTTAGAGTTTTGGCTAGTAGTCTGCGTGCGCACAGAATTAGCAGAACGATTTGGCGCAACCTGTTTCTCAAGCTCTATTTGGTTTGGTGGCGTAGCGGGAACACTTGGAGCGGCAACCGTTTCTCTCCACAGACCCACATAATGAGCTATGGCTTCGGCGTCACCAGAATCAAATGCCTGCTGTGCTTGAACTCTACGCGGCCCTCTAAGCATGGGATCATGCTCGTTTAACCACGTAACCCAGCGTTCATCGGTGTCGATACTGGAAAAGTCAGGCACTAAACTTCTTAGGCGCTGATTAAAATCCATGACCCCAACTTGGCTACCAGTGTCTGCAAGTTTATCTTGCAAGCTGCCAATAACCGCGTCCTGTTTCTCCAGTCGATCCTCGTATTCTTGAGAGACCTCTTTTGCTACACGGCGCTGAACGTCGAGCAGTTCTTCACCAAATTCGGCTCGATCTGCATCGGTTACTAAACTGACTTTCTCTTTCGGC